TCCAGCTAAAGAAAATATATCGTACCAGTTAGTACCATCAGTAGCAACTAAACGGTACTTACCATTTGCAACACTCATAGTATTGCCTGTGGCTCCTAATCGTGCTGTTATAGCCGCACCACCAGAAATGTTGTTATAAAGTCCGTAAGTTTTTTGTGTAGCGGGAAATTGAATTGTCTGAGCCGCAGAAACGGTTCCCGTAAAAATTAATTGATTGTTTCGGGCCTGGTTGTTGGCTTGAGTTTCGGGTCCATCGGCATTGGTCAATGTTATTCCTGTTCCTGTTGTAAGAGCAGGCACTGCATATACACCAGCGATAGCAAATTCAAAAACCTGAGAAAAATTGTTATTTGTAATAGTACCCCAAGTACCAGAATTTTCTCCTGTTACTTGTAGTTCCGTTCTAAGACCAGTTGAATAGGTTACCATTTAATCTCCTAAATAAGTTTTATTGATTAATATAAAGTTTGTCAAAACTTTTATTATGCAGCCTTAGTTACTTCCGTCCAACTAATAGAACTGTTTGAGTCATCAACAACATTCCAACCAGTAATGTCAAGATCTCCAGTGGACATTGTACCTTCAACACCTGTTAAAGTCAAGGTGGAGCTTGCTTCAATACTTGGATTACCAACAGAGGCTGTTGCACTTACTCCTGTTAAAGCATAGATAGATGCTTGCGTTGCATCTCCTACTGCTGATGTTAAAGAATTTCCTGTGACAAAAACAGAAGTTCCTACATCCCCTTCAGAAAGTGTTAGACTATTGCCAGTAGCATAAACAACCCATTCCGCCGAAGCCGTCACATCACCAACACTCGCTGTTAATTCATGTTCTGAGGCTGGTGAAATAGTAATATTACCGTCAGCGGCAATAGCAAATGTACCTATGGATGAAGTAAGGCTGACTCCCGTCGGGGTAATATTTTGATCCGTGGTGATAGTTTCTTCACCCTGGCTGATGGTTAAAGAATTTCCAGAAACGGCAAAAGATCCGCCCGATGCGCCCCATTGCTGGTCGCCCCAGCCAATAGCTACGCCAGTCGTAATATCCGTATCACGATTCCATCCTGTTCGAATTTCTACTGATTCAGTGGTATCCCCTATAGAGGAAGTTGCCCCTACGCCTGTGACAGCAAATATATGATCTGTATTGATAGTATAATCGCCAACAGTAGACGTTAATCCTTCGGCTGTTGGTGTTGCATTCGCAATACCACTAGCCGTAGCTGTCCCTGTGGAAAGTGTTGTGCCTAATCCAGTAACACTGATAATTTGCTCAGTTACAACTGTAGGCGTTGTAGTACTTGACGTGAGGCTGACACCCGTTGCTTCGACAGGAGCGTATTGTCCCCATGTACCACTGCCCCAAGTTAGTCGGCCCCATCCTTGGACGGAGGCCATAAGTTATCTCCTTATGCGATTCTTAAAATTGCAGCGGTTGCTTCAGCAGCAGGGAACGTAATTGTAAATGTTCCAGCCGAAGAAGATTTAACTCCACCAAAATCTAAAACACAGACAGATGCATTAGTTGTTAAACCTGTTACAGTTGAACTATTGTAAATTACAGCAGCTTGTGCTGAAATTGTTGCACTGGTGAATGAAAGATCAGGTGAAAAATCACAAACAGCGGTATCAGTTGATAACACTGGAGTCACTGATGTTAATGCTCCACCGCCAGCGGAATAAGTGCCTGATGCACCTACCTCGTCGGGTGTTGCGTATACAGTAGTTGATTTATTTAAAGTTGCTTCACTATCGTAAAGCGCTAGTTTAAAAGCGTTCCCTGTCGTAGCCGTAAAATTATGTAGGCCTTTCAGGATCTCCACTTTGAAACTGTTACAAACAGCTTGAGTAATTGCCATAATAATCTCCTATGGGTTCCTTGATTCGAGAGGGATACGAATAACGCCGTCCCGAAATTCGTCTCTACGGTCACGCCCCATCTCATATGTAGCGAGAGCCTGTACAGACTCGTTAAACATTTTATCATAATATTGTATCATATCCGCTGGACCTTTCAAGTATCCAAGTGCTTGTAAAATACAACCATATAAAAGCACGTTCGGAGCATTTTGACTTATCCAAGTAGACGTTTGTGTACTAGATAAACCAGCAGGCTTGTACGTGTATGCGAGCTCACATGTTAATGCAGCGTTCGGGGTTGGCGCAATATAGTGCGTGTCGTCATCCCACATAGCATAGTATTTGGGAGTACCATTCGCCGTTCTATCAGGCCAATACTCATTCATAAACGAAATATCTTTCTGTAGCAAGAACGTTCTATCAGGAGTAGCTGAAGAAGCATCATAGGTTTGAATAAATCTTGTATTTTGCCAATCTCCAGGTAAAGGTAAAAAAGGATTGCCTATAGCTAATACAGCAGTATCATATTTACGAAAATAAGTAAGGTCTACCGTTCTTAAAAGTTGATCCTCTATTGATTCTATAAAAGGCAATACAATAGCATCGGATAAAACATTAGTATCTGTTTCAGTGTAATTTCTTACGTTATCATTTAAATCTGAATAATCGGTCATGATGTGGTCACTGTAACATTTCCCGTTCTTGATAACAACCCAGTAGTTCTCTGAGGTTGTTGTAAACCTAAAGGCATCATGCTTCTATGGACACTTGCGTAAGAAACTCCGTTTGCATAATATAAGGTCACTGCTTCCTCCAATGTTTGAAAACCATTCACCGCTGTCCCGTCTCCCACATCATTATAATCCCCTTCAGCTACGGTATTAACATTGCTTCTTACCGCATCATTTCCTACATACACTGTTGCATCAGCTATTTGAGGCCTTGCATGTTCTAAGGCTGTAAAATCAGTGGGATGATTTTTAGGATCTAATTGAGGTTGTTTTTTTTCAAATTCAGAAACATGTACCCATGATCCGTTCCATTCTTGAACCATTTCATTATAGGGAAACGCCATTCCCGATCTGTCTGATATTCGTAAAGCAAATTTACCAGAAGAGTATTTAGCCATCCTTAACCTCTATAAAATATAATTTTGTCTTGGCACCATGCTGTAACTAGCTTTCTCTACATCTTCACTCGCCGCTCTATAAAATTCTTCATCATAAATTGATTTTAAAAGCTGAACACGATCTGGTGCATATTTCATAGCTACATAGTAAGATAATCCTGCAACCAAACATGGCATAAAACGAAAAGGTATTTGAGCATTTTTAGTATATTCATTTATATCTGTCATGCGTAAAGCTGCATAATAAGTCATTGTATAAGCAGAATCAGCGGCTGGAAACATATAAAAAGTTGGTAAAATAGTTCTTTCAAAATAAAATTGAGCTGGTCTTCCTTGTGTAGTTTTTACCGTGTAATCTAAATAGGTGGATCTCCCTATTCGTGTCATGGAAAAATCCCCACTACTGTTAGACATAACAGCCGTATCAATATCAATTATTTGAGAACTATCTTGATCATCTGTTGTTGCATTTCCTGCGGCATCTACAGAATATAAATCCGCACCAGAAATAGATTGCATTGCTGCTGTAATACTGGCTGTCCGACGTTGAATAGTCCACAGATTTAATCCTCTGTTTGCCCATTCAGCAATTAATAAATTAATAGAACGCCGTGCAGTTTTTAATTCATAACCTGTACGATCTTGTAAACCGCAACGCTCAAATGATTCTTCAATTAACGAATCAAGATCTAATATAAATCCTGCTGTTGTCGAGTAGGATGGATCTCCAGTATTAAGTGCCATTTAATTACTTCGCCATTCCCATTCCACGTTTAACAATTCCGCCACCACGACGTTTCATTATTTTTGTACCTTTTTTATTAACTGGGACGCCCCCAACAGGGCCCATAGCTTTTCTAGGTCCTCTTCTTGTATTCGGAGTATATTTACTTTGCTTTCCTCCAAGAATAGCGTTTCGAGCATCTTGAGCAAATCCTTTAATTAAACCAAGAGCACCTTTCTTTTTTTTATTATATAGTTTTAAAGATTTTTTTGCATTTTCAATATCTTGAACATTCAAACGACCACTTGGTTTACGCTTACGGGCCAGTTGATAAGCCTTTCCAGTAACTGTAACTCCTGATTTTTTATTAAAATCTTTTGTTGCCCTTATCATTTTCCCCAGTCTACTTTCATCTCTATTTGTCTGAGGACTAGCTTTCCCTGTTAAAAATTTACCTAATTTTTTTTTATCAACAGTTTTTT